CGGCGGGGTGGAGCCGACCAGGGCCCCCACCGGAGACGCCGCAGATCGGCGCGCGACGAGCTCGGCGAGATCGTCGCTCGTCAGACCCAGCGCCGCCAGGGCGGCCGCCAGATCGACAGTCGGGGCTGCGGCGGCAGGCGGGGTCACTACCCGACCCAGAGGCCGGCGCTCGCGCGGGGCAGGCAGATCGATACCGTCCGCCCAGCCGAGCGACACCAGCTGCGCCGCCAGGTGCTCGAGACGCCGCGCCGACGAGGGGCGCGTCTGCGCCTCGACGCCGAGACGCAGCGCAGAGTCGCGCATTTTGAGCCGGTGCGCATCGGCCAGATCGTCAGGGCACTCAGGCAGCCCCAGCAGATCGGACCCGACCCAGCGCCGAAACGCGACCTCGGCGTCGCGGTCGACCTGTACCACAGATCGACCGTGCGCCACCTGGGGGGACTCCCACGCCCACCGATACGCGACACCCGTCACGACGCGGTGACCCAGACAATAGTGTCCCCACGTCTGCCCGTGCGCGTAGACGTCGACCTCAGGCACGAGGACCCAGCCCTGCGCCTGTCGATCGCGGATCGCCTCGCTGGGGTCTGCCACAGGGCGGCCGTCCTCGCCCCGACTGACCCGCACGCCATTGACCCCTACCATATGCACGATCTGCACGAGCCGGGGCAGGAGATACCAGACGCCCGCGTTATCGCGGACGAGCGACCACGACGACGGGTGCGCCATCGCAGTAAACGCCGGTGAGGCCGGGAGACGGAGACCCAACTGCGCCGCTTGGGGGGCAGCTGGACGGCGAGGCAGTAAAACAGACACGGTCGGCTCCAGGGGCTATCGGGCCCGTCGAGAGAGAGGGGGCCCCGGTGCTATCAGGCACGGGGGATCAGTGATCACGCGCCGGTCGAGACGACGCCGCGGATCAGCTCTTGACGCAGGATCGAGACGCCAACGGTCATCTGCCCGTTGAGCTGGATGCTCTTGTCGGCGGCGTTGCGGACTTCCTCGACGGCGCAGACGGGGCTCAGATCGAGCACGCGGATCTCGCTGGTAGCAGCGGCGGCCGGGGGCACCAGCAGACGGCCGATCGCGCCAGCGGCGAAAACCATGCCGGTATAGTCACCAGAGCTCAGCGCCACGCGATCGCAGGTGTAGACGTCGATCCCGTCATAGCTGCCCTGGTAGCCGACAGGCATCGACATCTGAGCGATATCGAGCTCGCGGCGCTCAGCGCGGGCACCGGTAGCAGCGGCCAGGTCCTGCCGCACGAGCGCCCACTGCGCCGGGTGCAGGATCGCCACAAACGGCCCGGTGGCGGCCGACAGACCGGCGGCGACAATATCGTCGCGACCCTCGAGCACGATATCCCAGGTGAGGGGGCTGCCAGACGTGCCGACCGAGCTCGAGGCCGAGCCGGCCAGAGCGACGATCAGGTTAGTCACGGTGAGCTGCGCAGACTGCGCGATTTTGCCTGCGATCCGCACGACTTGGTAGCCGTTGACCGCGTCGCGACGGCGGAGCTCATCGCTGACACCAAAGGCGATATCATACGCGCCAGTGCTGATAGTCGCGGTCGAATAGTCGATCGTGGTCGGGCCGACGACGTCAGTCGTCTCGGTGGTCGAAGTCATCAACGGGGTGGCCATATCCACCGGAATCCGAAAAGTCGCGTTGGTCGGCGCTCCCACGAAAAAGTCAGGGGGCATCAAACCAGCGACGTCGACGATCGCGGGGTGAGCCAGCAGGCTCAGCTCGTCCTGGATCGCCTGCAGGAACCCGCTGGTCGCGAGAACGGTCGAATATGGGAGCAGGTTGTCAGTGACTGCCTGAGAAGTGTAGGTCGTTGCCATCGTGGCACTCCGGGGGAGAGACGGCGCGATCGCGCCTGGGTGAGATCTCGTCCGCCCCTACACCCGATACCGGTGGTGAGCCGTGGGGGGTCTGCCTACGTAGGCAGTCCCTCGCACAGTAGCCGCGGCGTAGGGGCGCTGCAAGTCAGCGCGCCAGACGGCGCCACAGCTGCGCGGTCTGCTCCGCAGTCAGCGCCGCGCCAGGGTCGACGCGCGAACCGCCCGGCGCGGGGGCCGTGCCCCGGCTCGTCGACGGCGTCGGCTGGGTCTGTGCTGCCGAGGCACCAGCCACCGGCCGCGACGCGGGGACGGTCGCCTGCACCCCGGCGCTCTGCCAGGTCGACCCGTACGCCGTGCGGATCGACCGGGGCAGGCTGTCGAGCACGCCCTCGCTCGTGATCCAGTCGCGGACGCGCGGACGGTCAGCCGGTGCGCGATCGGCTGTCGCGCGCTCCCAGGCGGTCAGCACCCGATCGGCGTCATCGTCATCGTCGATCCCGAGATCGGCGCGGACCTCGAGGCGAGACCGGGACCGCCGCTCAGTCTGCAGGTCGGCCTCGAGGGCAGCCGCCCGCCGGTCGAGCTCGGCGGCCCGCGCCTCTGCCGCGGCCAGAGCTGCCCGCGTGTCGTTTCGCTGCCCGATCACCTGCCTAAACCGATCGGCCGGGATCGATCGCGCCGATAGCAGCGCCTCCTCGTCGGGGTCGATCTGGGGTGCAGGGGCTGCCGCGACGGGCGGCGCCTGAGTCTGTGTGTCATCACTCATGGTCGGCTCCTTTGTGCATCTTGTCGCGCCATTTTGTGGCCCAGGCTCTGCCAGCGTCGCCGCCCCAGAGTAGCCAGGCCTGCCAGCCGGGTGAGTCTACGCCCCAGCCGTCGCCCTCTCGATCGATCTCGTGCCGGGCAAAATACGCGACCATCCTCTCGATCGTCGAGGCCGAGACGGGCTGCCGATTAGCCAGCTGCACCGCGCGCCTGACGCCGATCTCAGTCCCGCCGCGGCGAGACCGAGGCAGCGACGCGCGCAGCTCCAGCCCTCGGCGGGCCGCCCGTGCGACGTCCTCTGGGGGCCGGATCGTGCGGGGCATCAGACGTCATCCTCGATCACGTCGTTACTCTGATCGTCGAGCACCGCGGCAAGTAGAGCCCGCACAGTCAGCCCGTCCTCCCCGTCTGCCAGTGCGTCGACCGCGTCCTGCGCCGCCTCTCTGACCAGGTCACGAGCTGGGGCTGCCGCGGCGGTGCGCTCGTCGCGGACGGCGGCGAGCGCCGCCTGCGCCTGTGCCGGGGTCTCGCCCAGGATCTGCGCCCGCAGCTCTGCCAGTGTGATCGCGCCGAGCTGGTACAGGGCCTGCGCCTCTGCCTGTCGCTGCGACCGCTCCTGGGGTGACAGCGGAGACAGAGCGTAGGCCACCTGCCAGCCCGACTCCGGCCGGGTCACGATCCCACCGACTGCCGCGCGATTGAGCAAAGCCGCCATCTTGCCGATCAGCCGCTCGTCGTGGGGGCGATACACAGGCGCACGACTCGCCTGCATCCGACGCCGTCCCTCGCTGCTGACAGCCAGCGCGATACCACTGCGCGCGTCTGCGCTCGTGCGCTGGACGTCACTCGGCCCGAGACCCCACGCAGTCGCGCAGCGTGCGACGATCCTCTCGGACACGTCCATCAGGACCAGCGGGTCGGTTTCATTCCGGATCACATCGATCCGGGGCTGCACTCCAGCCTCACCCGTCGCCTCGAGCTCGTGGATCGCCGCGGGGTCGAGCACGGGTGCACGTGCCACGACACGACCGTCGCTCAGCGTGATCTGCTCAGCCGCCAGCCGGCAGCCCACCGCGTAGGTCGTGGGGAATGACGCCTGCGAGCACACGTGCGAGATCATCGTGTCGATCGCGCCAGCCTCGAGGGTGGCGTCCACAGTCTCGACACGGCCCCACGCAGAAAACAGCCGGCGCGGTGCGAGATCGGCGTGCCGCAGCGAATAGGGCACAAACGGCCGCCCCAGCGGATACCGCGGGGTCGGGCTGTAGCGCCAAGGGTACGCGTCGCCGGTGTAGTCACCGCCGATCGTGAGCGCGGTCACGTCGGCGCCGTCCGCGTCGACGATCCTGAACACCGGCCGATCGACGTCCCGCACGTCATACTCATCGGCGCACCACTGCAGGACACCAGCGACAGTGCGGGGCCGCCACTCGCGCAGCAGACCGGGCTCGCCGGGTCGGCCGGGCAGCGACACGCCCTCGAGGAGATCGGGAGTCACGACGCGCCAGACGACGGCGCCGTCCTCGACGTCGACGTGGACCGCCGTCTCGTTTAGCGCCTCGGTCAACCGCTGCGCCTCGGCGAGCACCTGCCAGCACCCCGACAGCCGCAGCCGCTCGACCACGTCCGCCACGACGAGCCGGCCGCCCGGTCCCTCGACCGCCGCCGGGTGCGACACAGTCGGGTCCTGGGTGTAGAGCACCGACACCGCCGCCGCCAGATCGGCGAGGGGACAGGTCGCGCGCTGGGGCTGCCCCCACGCGCGGGCCCGCACCTCGCCGACCCGGCGGCGCACGTACAGACGCTGATCCTCGACGGCCTGCCCGTCCAGCAGCCGCAGCCTGAGCTGGGTGTGCTCGACGTCGGCCGGGGGGCGAGCGTAGGGGCTGGACGACGGGGGGCGCGGCGAGATCATCTGTCCACCTACCACAGACGGGCGGCCGGCGCCGCGACACCGCCACGGCGCCGCGCCATCGCCCAGTGAGTCACGAGACTATACCGCAGACCGTCGAGCGCGTCTTTTGACTTGTGGCGCTCGGTCCCGTCCCAGGTCTCGACCGCGCGCTGCACATGCTCGCAGGCCGAGTCGATCAACAGCTGCCCGCGCATCATTAGGCCGTTGATCCAGTGAATGCTTGGCCAGAGCGCGCCCTCTTTGCCCAGTCGCCCGACGCCCGGCTGTCGCTTGGCGCTCAGCACCAGGGGCCGGAGCATCGACGATCCGACGCCCAGTCTCTGCGCGATCTGGTAGGCCAACATCCCGTTGCTCTTGCGCGTCTCGCGCCCGCTTGCGTCTGTCAGCTTTTTATCGCCATATACGCCTGACAGATCGGTCCAGCGCAGACCGCGCGCGCCGAGCATGGCGAGGATCGCGTCGCTGTCCATCTCGACGGTAGTCGGGCCGCTGGGGACGTACTCGGCCACGACCCAGACCCGCGTCTCGCGTGTGTCTCTAGGGTCTGCCAGCGGGTCGTGCGCCACCGCACAGAGCACCGCGGACGTGCGCAGGCTGTCTGTGCCGTAGTCGACGCCGAGAAGGTATTCGAACCCAAGCGACCGCCGCGGGGGCTGCCCGACGGGCTGGGGCAGTGACTGCGCCTCCTGCCAGGCAGTCGGCCCGACGTCCGCGTCGAGCAGACCGGGGACCAGCATCCTTGCCGCGTCCCATCCGCTGAAAATGGCGCCCTGCGCTCGAAACTCCCACTCGCCGTCGATTCTGACCGGCTCCTCGACCGGGTTCACTTTTGCACGCTCGGCCGCCAGCCAGGCCGCGTCCATCGGCGTATACCCGCCGGTGTCGGGATCGGGCACGGTCAGGACCGTGCCGTCCTCGAGGGTGCAATTTTCGGGCGTCGCTCGATAGTGCAGATCGATCAGCGATCCCGACTGCGCCATATCTCTGATCCAGTCGATCCGCGCGTTTACCGGGGTCATCGTCAGCAGGATCGGTCCGCCCGTACGGGTGAGTCGGCGCTCGAGCTCGCTGTAGAGCTGCCGCGTTTTTGGGGGCTCGTCATAGATGACCAAGTGCAAGGTAGATCCTGCCATCCCCTTAGCGCCTTGTTCTTCCGTCCGAATATAGATCACAGACCCGTCGACAAACCGTAGCGCCGGATTGTTGGCGTTTAGGCCGTTTGTTGGGTGAAACGCCTGACCCGGCGCAAGCGATGCCTTGGGGGCCAGCTCCCACATTTTGCGCTGAATCGCCAGCGATTGGCTGCGATTCACACAGATAAACGCGATCAGACACGGGCCCGCGGGTACGCGTCTGTACGGGTGCGTCTTGGTGGCGTACCAGAGCGCAACTACGCAGCCCGCCGTCGTTTTGCCGCCGATTTGATTCCCTGTGCGAAACAGGACCCGGCGTGCCCGACATTGGAAAAACGCGCGTTGTGGCGCGGTCGGGTGAAAACACGACAGCGGATCGCGCGCGGCCGCGGCGTCATACCGATCCAGGGCGAGGCAGGCCTGCCAGATCGGATCGTCCGGCTGCAGCCGCTCGACCTCTGCCGGGCCGTCGATCGTGTCCGTCACTGGTCACCGCCCGGCGCCCCGACCACGCGGCGGGGCGGACGCGGCGCGGGGCGTGGGGCGGGCCCTGCCGCAGCCGGCGCCGCCAGGACCGCGCCCGGCGACTGCGCCAGCACTGCAGGTACCCCGACTACCTGTCGCGCTCCTGGCGCCTCCTGCGCGGTCTGGTCGGGCGCGTACTCCGGCCGCAGTGCAGGCGCCGCCGCAGCGACCCCAGCCGGCGCCTCGACCACGGCCTCGCCCGTGGGTCTGCCGCAGCACGGGCAGGGCACGCCCGGCGCCAGGTGCAGGGCAGACCCGATCCCGTCGACCACGCGCCGCAGCTGCCCCGCCGGCAGTGCCCGCAGGCGATCGACCAGCTGCGCCAGCGCCGAGGCCGGCGTCTCACGAGCGAGCGCCTGGTCACGCGCCGCGCGCTCGCGGTCCTCGCGTGCGATCCGCTCCTGCTCAGCCTGTCGCGCGTGACCCAGCGCCGCGACGTGCGAGCCCGCCGACAGAGCCAGGGCCGACCGCTCGCGCGCGGCGCGCTCGACGTCCAGCGCTTTGATGCGCTGCGCCGCGTCGTGTGCGTGGAGCTCGGCCCGCTTTGCCTGCAGCCCCTTCAAAATGTCGAGCCGTTCCTTCGGCCTGCCATCGGTGCAGTCAGCCGCCAGCTGCTCCCACTCGCGGACCTCGTCGACGAGCTGATCACGACGCGTCCGAGGGGCTGCCCCAGAGGCCGACGAGCGTGCGGGATCGGCGGTCGACGTAGTCACCTGCACTCCGTAGCGGCCGGATCGAGGGCGGCTATCGTGCGGTAGATCCTGGATTTTTGCACCGTGCGTGCGCAAAACCGGACATTTGCGGGG